GGACTAGTAATAAATAGTTTTATTAAAACATTAACTCATATTTTGGGTAATAGAAATAAAAAGGGTGACCTTTCGGCCACCCAATTTATTCCCTCCGTTAATTAATCAAATTAGATTTGATCCAAATTTGCGATAAGAACTTTACCGAAGAATTCTGGACGTACTACCTTCTTTGCGTAACGGGTCATCACACCACGGCGTGGTGTGAAGTTGTTTGGATCATAGACCAATGGGGTCATGATGAGTGGGATATATGGTGCGTATACTGCACCAGTTTCGAGGAAGTTACTTCCACGGAAGCCCATTAACAACACATTTTCCTTCATGTATGGGTTCTTGTAGATGGTGTAACGGTTTTGGAATGAACCAACCTTGGTTATGCCACCTGCAAATTCCATCTTGTCACCATCGGTGTTTGCCATGAAGCCTGGGATGGTTTCAAGGATTGTTGCGACGGTTGGTGAACATACTGCAAAGTTTGCACCACCACGCATGGTGAGTTGATGAATCTTGTTACTTACCTTTTGCATCTTTTGACCAAGTGTTTGGAACCAGGTCATATTGGTCCATGCGGTACCAGTGTATGAAGATACTGCAAATGCACCGGTTACTGAATTGTATACACTACCGATTTGGGTTGACCAGAATTCGGTGGTAAGACTTGGTACAGCTGCGATTAACATATCAAGGATTTCGAGGTCGATTTCGGTTGAGATGTAATCACTTAACATTGCTGTTAATTCAGCTTCTGCATCCACACTGTGGTATGCGTTCAAGTCTTGTGCAAGTTCTGGTGACCAGACTGCCTTTAACTTACGTGTCTTAGCAACGATAGTTTCTGAACGGAGTTCAAGATCGATTTGTGGAATTGCTAAGTCGGTTGAACCATCACGATCTTCGAAGTCACCACGGGTGGTGTCGGTTGGTTGCTTGACGAAAGTAATCTTGTCAACAGTCTTGGTACCTGATGCTGCGGTGTTGACGATGAAGGTGATGTTGGTGCCATCGTACTTGGTGAATTCTTGGAGGACAAGTGCTGCCATGTCTGCACCTGAACCACTTGGTACGAAGGTACGTACTGCTAAGAAGTCTGCGTTTGAAGCACTTACTGCTGGTACTACGTACTTACTGAGACTTGCAGTGTTGAAAAGAGTGTTGAAGTTGATATCTGACAAACTTACTGATTGTGAAGCTACTGGAACGATGTTTGTTGATGCATCGTTGATTGAGTAGCCGAATGCACCTGCGCCGTATAAGCCACCTGCATCTTGGTTACCAAATGCACTGTAGGTGTTTGAAAGTGCGGTACCATAGAGTGATTGACCTGCGGTCTTTCCAAGTATAGTGTTACCGTACTTGAAGTCCATGAAGAACACAAGTCCTGAAGGAAGGTTCATTGGTTGGACTGATACGAAGTTCTTACTTGCGATACTTCCGAAGACCTTACGGACTAATGGAAGTGCTACACCTGCCCATTGTTCACCTGAGGTGCCTGCTTGGTTGGTGAATGAGTTTTCTGAGAGAAGTTGTGAAGCTTGGTTTTCAAGCATTACTGCCATACCTTGCTTTTCTGTTCCCTTCAAGCCTTCAAGAAGACCTGACTTTTCCCACTTACCTGCTAATTGGCGGGATTGTTCAACGATTACCTTGTGTGCTGAACCGGCTTCGTTGATAAGTGAATTTACGTCTGACATGCTTATCTCCTAGTGAGTTATGAAATGATTCCTGCGAGTTGTTGTAAACGCTTAGCAACAGAGTTTTCTGCGATAACTGCTGGTGCTTCAGTCTTTGGAGCGGTACTTGGGGTTGCCTTACTTGCGAACCCTTCGGTGACCACCTTACTTGGTGCCTTTGTTGCCTTTACTACCTTTGCTGCGGAAGTTAATGTTTCTACCAAAACTGTGTATACCATCTTGATTTCACGAACGGTGGTTGCACGGTCAAAGTTTTCTACGACCATTACCTTTTGTTCAGTAGTCAAACCTTCCTTACGGAAGATTTTGTTGGTGTACAAGAGTTTTGCGTTGAGAAGATTGACTTCGTGTAGCTTGCCTCGTAGGAGCTTTACAGCCTGACGATATTCTGCAAGTTCTTTCTCTAGGGATGCCATTTTTTCAGATGATACCTTATGTTTTTCATCTTCGGCTTCCAATTCTGCGAGAATTGCTTCTAAATCAAGTTCTTCTTCGCCTTCTTCTTCGTGACCCTTCATTTCTTCACCTTCCATCTTATTTACATCTGATGGTTCGGCTACAAAAGTATTTACATCTGCTGCGGTGTGTGCGGCTTCTTTTCCGATATCTGAAGACTTAGTTGGAATTTCTGGTTTTTCTGCATCACCTTCTGGGGCTTCCATTGGGAATGCTTTGTCTGCTTTCTTTTCTTCTTTGTCTTCTTCACCATGCATTTCTTCCTTCATTTCTTCCTTTTCTTCTTCGTCATGCATAGCTTCGTCCATTTTTTCTTCTTCCTTTTCGTCTTCGTCATGTGAGACTTCCTTAAGGTCTGCTTCTAATTCCTTGATTACTTCATCAAGGTCAAAGTCAGCGTCTGACCAGTCATCATACCAATCGGTATCACTTTCGCCTGCGTCTTCGCCACTTTCATCATCGTCTGCTGAATCAAATGCTTCTGGTGATGGTTCCTTATTGTCACCTGCGCCGATATCTGATGTTGCTGCAAGATGACCACCTTCTGATTCTCCGTCTTCAAATGGAGTTTCAGTTGCAGCTTCAGTTTCCATATGCTTCTTTTCTTCTTCTGGTTTTGCCATTTCTGTTTTTGGTTCTTCTTTCTTTTCTACATCCTTTTCTTCTTCATCATGTTCCATGCCTTCTGCTTCTGCGCGAAGTCTGCGTGAAAGCATTGACTTAATTTGGGGTGTGAACGTTTCTTCTAATGAAAGCTTTGCGTTTTCAATTGCTGTTTGACGAACTGCTTCTGCGTCTGCAATTGCTTCCTTTAAAAGCTTGTTCGTGAATTCGAACTCTGCCATAAATTTTCTCTCCTATGAGAATTAAAATGACTATTGTGAGCCATTATGACGTATATATACAACAAAAAATCACACCCCAAATGAGGTGTACTAAATAATATATATTATTGTTTTTTGTAAAACATCAATTTTTAGTTAAAATGTATTATTGTTGTTGTTTTTCTTTTGCACCTTACTTTCTTCCCGTTTTCTACGGCGAAGGGCGTCTTGACTTTTCTTTTGGAGTCTCTTCGACTTCTTCAAATAGAATTCTTTCTTCTTTAAATCTTCCATCAATTCGGCTTTTTTAACCTGTTTGACGAACTGCTGGAGTGCTCGTTCTAAATCAACTTGTTTATCACCTTTAACTTCAACGTACATACTGCCTCCGTTTTACTGAGTAACTAATTTATATGCTAAGGTGACCATATCACCTATAGATTCGTTATAAAACTTCTTTCTATTATTTGCGGATAGATTGTGAGCAACTGTTACTAATAGTTTTGCAGTAAATCCATCTACATAATGTTCTTCAATCTTTTGTGCTTTACCTGTTTTTGCAACTTGTAAAATAGATTGAATCTTTCCTTCCATATTGGTATGAAATCCCCAAGGCCCAACATTGAATATCTCTGGACGAACTGTTCTAAACTTTCTCATCAGTTCTCCAGCCATTGCATTTGCTTCATTTTCCGTGGTTGATCCATTTTCACCATTCAATTCTTGTCCATCTTCACGTTGTTTGTGGTGAACCAATTCGTGGGCTAATGTACGTAATACATCAATAGGATGACGTTGACCCTTGACCACCACGATTTCATCGGTAGAAGGATTATACGTTCCAAATGTTAAATGTTGCGCAGAATAACCATCACCCTCGAACTTAATACTCTTAGGTAATGATTTTAATCCTAATTCTTTAACTGTAAACTTAACAAATTCCTTTGCTAATTTCATTTTACTTCACTGAGGAAATCGTATACTAGTGAATCAATACGTGAATATGGTGTAGTGATAGTACTTTTCGTACTTTCGTTAATGAATGCACCGCGTGTACTTGGGTTACTGACAATATCAAAACAAATAAGTGAGAAGTCGTCACCAACTTCTACGGTATTTTCACCGATTGACTTAACTGACCCCATACCACGTGAGGATACACCAAGACGAATGTTATTTTTGATGAGTTCACGAACAATATTGCCCGATGGAGTGGAAAGAATTTCAATGTTACCACGAACGTCTTGCCCTTCAAACCATAATTCCGTAACGTTACAACATACGTTCTTAAGGTTGACCACTGGACTTTCTGGATGGTCAAGTTCACCAAGAGCACGGCGTTGGACTACAAAGTTTTCTTTATAAGTTCCGGCTTCACGCTGTAAGATTTCTTGTGGGTAAATACGTCCATTTTGATTTTTTGCTTCAGCTCGTTGAAGAAGAACATTCTTTAACATCAATGGTTTACTAACATCAGCCGCTTCAGCTAATAAATCCTTTCCGTATTCAATGACATTGTATTCAACTAATAAATTCTTCATATTACTTTCCTCTTATGTCCCGTACTTTACCGGCGAGGTGAAGTAACCGTGCTTCTAACTTTAATAATCCTTGTTGGGTACGACGATACAATGCTTCACTGGCAATTCCAGATTCTTTTTGTAGACGAGCATTCATCTTTAACATTCGTTCCATTTCCATCAAGTTTTTATTGATTTCAGAAATGGTCTTTGCAATTTTTTGAGTAGATGTTGCACTTTCATCTTTCTTATATTCGTGATATCTAATTTTACCTTCAACAAGATTTTCTTTTTGAAGTTGTTCCATGGTATCGGCACGGCGTTTCATTTCTTCTTCACCACGATGTGATAACTTATATCCTAATTGAGTGGCTACATTTTTCATCTTAGCAATATTTTTTTGAACATTACCACGAAATGCCATAGGGGTAAGATATGCACCTGCTCCGGCTGATGTACTAATTTCTTTAAGTTCTTGTTCTAGAACTTTACGAATAAATGCTCTAAGTTTTTCTTCGTTACTCATAATGCCTTAAGCTCCTTGAGAATTTCATATCCAATTAACATAGCGGTCATATGATTTTCTTTGATGACGGTAGCGGTTTGTACCTTTTGAAGTTGAGATACAACTTCACTTAGCTTAATACGAGTAACCTTGTCTTTAACTTTAATAGATGATTGTGTAATTGCCTTTGCCAAACGACGACTTTCTGTTTGTGTATATGTTTTTAACTTTGATGTATTTGAGATATTGTAAATATATTCTTGAAGCAGTTTCTTTTGTGCTTCATCTAATCCCTTATACTTTTCATTGAAACGTTCAATTAAAATTTTATACGCAAGGAATCTAATATCATCATCTTGACTACGAATGATATTTGACAATTCATTATGTTCTTTAATTTCCTTGTTTACAGATTTACCTGCTAGATGTTCAACAATTGTAAATTGACTACTTGCTAATTCTTCAATAGTTGTCGTATCGTTGATTCCATTAATTGCTGCGTCAAAATTCTTATAGATAGATGCATAAATCTTATATGAAGGAATACGTGCTGCGAAGAATTCTTTTAAATCAAAGTTCTTTTTAATTTCTTTAATTAAAAGATATTTTTGGGTGTCTAACGCATGTTGGTCGAGATTCTTTCTTTGCTCGGTTACTAACTTCAATAGTTGAAATGCTTTTTGTTCAGACACGTTCTGAACGTTAAAAAATGCACGGTATAACATAAGTTCTTTACCTAATTCTTTTTTCGAATTAAAGAATTCACGCATTAACTTAACAGCAACTCCATCTTTTTTGTTTTCCATTACGTCAGCAGTAATTTGACGTACTAATAGTTCAAAAAGGATACCAGTGTTTCTTAGCTTATTATGCTTAATACTAGATTTCATAAAAGAATCCGCCATAAGTGAAAAAAATACCTTATCATATATTAAATAGTATGATAATTTCTAGTTCGTTAGTTTTCGATGTCTAAAATATTGTCTTCGTTTAAGATACTAGAGGTTTCTGGTGCAATTTTATGAGCGTTTAGTTGTTTAATTAGACCCGAAATTTCATGATTTTCGAGAGACAACGGAGACTTTCTGGAAGGTTTGCGTTGTTGTCCTACACGTAATGCACCTAGATTTTCTTTATGTCCGAGTGGGTCACGACCACGTGGGTGACTGTCTTGGCCATACTTTTGACCAACCTTTGGACGCCCCATCTTAGCTTCTTCCAACTCAGCTTCATCCCCACCTTCTTCTTCTGTTGGGATATCCTCAAGAGATGCAAGTACAGCGTCTACAGTATCCAGTTGCTGTTCCTCTTCTGCTCCAGCTTCTGGTTCTGCTGGTGCTTCTGCTTCAGGCTGACCTGCCCCAGCTTGTGGTTGTTGTGGTTGTGCAGCTGCTTGTTGTGCTGC